CTATGACAGTCGTTGGGCTTTACTCAACTCTTGCCGACTTGAGCAACGGCACAGTTAACCTTGACTTCGAGGAAAACGAAGGCGATATGTGGGAGGAAGAAGCAAAAGACTTGATACCCTATAATGTTTAGATACCAACACAATAAAAAACGAATGAGTATGCGCTAACGTTCTCTGATACGGGCATAACTATGACAGCAAAGGAATATATTAATAGACGTGCTGCACTTGTTGGGCAGGCGATGAAGATAAATAAAAAGTTCTTTCCTCGATGTGTCAAGGCAAAGCTTAGGCAGATTGCAAGATTAGAAAATGAGTATCGTGGCGTTGACTACGAAACTCGCAAGAATGAACTTTACAAAGAATGGTTTAACTAATGAAGGTAATTTTAGATATTTCATTTGATGGAAGGAACATCAATGATATTTACAACCTGCCGTGTGTAATGGCAGTGACGAAAGATGCAGGAGGGAAGCCAGCTGTAATCCTCAAGAAGACACACACCAAAGGACGGACGATAGCCCGACTTGGCGACCATATTTGTCAATATGAAAGTGGATTATGGCAGGTCTACGGCTCTGAGGCAGCCGATAAAATCATTAAAGGAGGGAAGTACACACATGAATGAGTTTAACGCAAAGAAGTTGGCTAAAAACGAGATAGTTGACTTCATGAAGATAACAGAAAAGCATAGGGAAACATTCAATCATGTTTCAGCCCTATTTCATACTATCGTAGGTGGAACAAACGACATTGCCCATACTTATATGCGTGATGCAATAGAGAAAATCAAAGAAGCAGGCTTGTATCGACAAAGAATAAAGAAAGCATGCAAAGATGCTATGTCCCGATATGATGTTTTTGAGAAACTCAACATGCAGGATATGCAGAATGCAGAAACCGACAAACGTCAGCTTTATATGGACTTCCTCGATAGTGTCGATGAAAGGCTAAAACCTCATATCTTTCTATTCCGCCAAGCAATAAAAAGAGTGCTTGATAGAAATATGATAAAGGATAGTGATTTAAAGTCATATATTATCCTTGCATACGAACTTATCAACTACTCAGTAGAATTGTTCGACAAGTTCATCGAAGGATGTCCGTCTTGTCCTCCTGTAAACTTCGGACTTACCTTTAAGCCTGCACGACTTCATGCTGTTCGCCAAGCATGGGGCCTGGTTGAGGAAATACTCTGTAAGGATTGTGTTAGCATTGACCTCAATAAAGATGAGGATTGCAGACGTTCCCTTGATGTTATCGAGCTAAATCTTGTGTCGGAGAAGTTTATCAACGAAAGCGGTACGGCTGCCCTTGAACTTAACCCTGACGCACGAATGGAAGCCGATAGACACATGATGGAGTGGGACAAGAAAAACCATAAAAAGTATGAACTCACAGATAGGCAAGCAGACTATCTTCGTGAGAACTACCACTTGAAAACCAACAAGGAACTTGCAGCCTTTATCGGTTGCGGTCTTACAAAGCTGCGTGAGTTTGCAAAGGAATTAGGTCTAACAAAAAAGAAAGTAGTATGAGTAGAACAAAGTTTTGTATAATGGCAGTCATAACCCTTGCTACATTTGGGTTTGCCGTTTACGTACATAGTAGCAACAGACTTGTAAAGGGTATAGTTATCGAGAAATCAGAGATACCAGAACACTATGAGTGTATAGACAAGGGTGTCTTACCTTATGAGCAGAAGCGTGTCAATGCTCAGTATTTCGTCACCCTTTCATTTCACAACAGGACGGAAAAGATTGCCGTTGATGGGGTGACATTCGATAAGGCAATTGTAGGTAAAGTATTAACAATCAAAAGATAATATGGGAAAGAGAGATTTTCAAGAACTGATGGATTTTGCAAGGTCAAATGACCTTATGAATGTGCCACTAAACATCGTGGTACAAAAGTTCAGAATTTACAAGAAAGGGAGTGCCAAGTAGGTGCTCCCTTTTTTGTTTATACGAAAACCCTGCTTGTCCTCACGGATTGCAGGGTTATCCTAAAAATAATCTTACCTTAAATAACTAAAAACCTAAATCAATTCAAAACAAATTCAACACGTTTCTCCTACAAATTTAGCAAATTATCGTGAAAGATGCAAGAGAAAAGGAATATTTATTCAAAGAATTTATGCAAATTCTTTCCAATATTGCAAACATTGGAAAGAATTAAATCTGTCTATACTTCTTCAACAGCCAAACAACGATATATCCAATGATTGCAAGCAGAAAGGTCGACATTGCGCCTATTGCCCAACCACCGACATCCATCTTGATTTTCTGCCACCGAGAGAGTTTCTTTTCTACTGGTATTGGAACTTCTTTGTATTCTGTCTTTGTTGCACGCAAGCTATCATTGCTCGCTTTATAGCGGTCAACCAGACGTTGGAGGGTAAGATTGTCCTGAGTTGCATGCCATCTATCACGATAGCGGACAATTAACTTTTCCTTGATGTGTCCTTGATTGTCCTTGACGATTACCACGCTGTCATGAATAGCGACACTGTCACGGATGTTAATCACCTGCCGAGTGATTAAGCTATCCTTGATATGTACGCTGTCTTTCCTTGACATGTAGATAGTATCAGTGCGGATAGACTGCACAGGTACATATACTCTATGTGAACAGCTTGTAAGGCAGAGAGCCGTAAGTGCAAGTAAGCCAATAATGATTAACATTGAATACACGTAGTATTTAATTTCTTTATCTTCCATATTCTTATACGTTTAATGTGAAACACTGCCTTCTTTGCTTCCCGTCCGCACGTTTATAACCCACGTGCACCCATCGGGATGTCTTCGACTTCTCGATAATGATTTGGTCAAAGGCATAACCCATATGGGAAAACTCTGTTGCAAAGAACTTTTCAAACTCATCTTGCTTACCATTGACAGGCTGCAAGTCAGCTGCATAACCCTCGACATGAGCAGAGTTTTTTACTCCACCTACTGCCTTATTCAATTCAGGAGAGCGATAGCCACTTGACACACGGATTGCAGGCGTACCAAGTGAATGCTCTGCACAGTACTCTTCCCACTCTGCACGGATACTCTCTAAAAGGGTGATTGTCTCCGTTAAGTGCACCCTTACTGTCGATGTTGGGTTGTTGTCAATCCCCAACCGATTTGCGGTTGAGGACTGAATTAATTCTCCTATTGTGAAATTTGCCATATTATGTCATTAATATTAACATTACAACACCTTATTCTCTCCCTCGTAGAACTCTACTGATGGATAGCCTTTGGCAAGTATCTTCTGCTTTAACGCTTCGTCTACCGTGCCTTTTACATTCCTAAATATCAGATTCGGCTTGTGCCCGTCTTGCGACACGTCGGGCAGTATCTTTTCTGCTACGATGTTAATATCTAAGGCGTGTCTTTTATTCTCTTCCTCGAACTCAAAACACTCCACCTTGCTATTTTTAATAGTTGCTAAATAATAGTAAACGTCTTCGTTTGACTGTATATTCTTGGTAATTCTCACCTTTTTAGCAACGCATCCTGAGAATAAGCCAATGCTATCTATATATTCGAGAATCGCATCTTGATTGTTGTCAGAAGCAAGTTTAGTAAAAAATCCTTGCGCATTTATAGTTATAGTGTTTACTATGGTATCACTAAATGAATTTGATATATCGCATAGTCCCATAGTAAATACATTTAAGTCTAAATGTGGGGCATTCATACTCTCAAAGCATCTATTTCCCGTATCTGTTAAATAAGAACTATTAAAGCAATACTTTGCAAGTTCTAACTTTTCGTTAAAGTCTGGGTCTGTTTCGTTTGCTCCGTTCATATAATCACCCTGAAAGGTTGCCATCAAACTATTTATATCGGTTACATTCTTTAAAAAGTAATCCAAAATCAAAGGATACGAAGAGTCTGCGCTTGTGTCTAACCCTGCCATCCACGCTGCTGCTTTCTTCTGTAAGTCGGTGTAGTGGTCGGTTTCTTTCTCTACTATCTTTTCTACCACTTTCTCCACTACACGTGGTTCAGGTAGTCTTAAGTCGAGTGCATCGCCGTTATCATCAACAAGAACGATAGGGGCTTTAGCCTTGTACGTCTCCTGACGTATGCCATCCTCCGAGTAGTCTGCATCGGGGTTGTCAATGACGCATTCTACCTCGATACGTCCTTTACCAAGATCGTGATTATCAAAGAACACAATCAGGCGATCGCCGTCCTGCTTACAGTGTTTACATACTCCGTTCTTTCTCTCTGCTTTGTACACGGTAAAGCCGTTCTCGGTCTTTGCAGCGATTGAGAAATCGCAACCAGGAAAGGCTACGGGCTGACCGTTTTTAACCAATTTTACTGCAAGTGGGAAATCACTCTTATAGTTGATACGTGATAGTCCCTCTTCATGTCCTTGACTTTGTTCACCAAGTGTTACTGTTTCCATTTCTTTTTTCTCCTATTTGTCTGTGTTGTTAATTATTCAATAGTCGCATTGTCGCTATCACCTCCGATGTAATCAGTAACGGCGGCAATGACTTTCTTTGCGTCCTTATCTGAAGATGCATTTACTACAGATTGGATAATCTTCTGTATATCCTTTACCTTACTCTTTCTCTCCCGTGCATGCTCTATAAGACTTTTTGCTTCGATGATAAGAAGTCCTATAGCCACTAAGATAGTAATAACTGGTATGGTCTTAATATTCAGTAGCGTGCAGGCAATGAATATCACCGCATCCACGATAAATGCAATGAGCAATACACGCCAATACTCTCCTAACTTTCCGATTGTCTTACGCATGCTATGCGAGTCAATGGGTTTACCCAACTTCTTTTGTGTGTATATTCTGTCCCATAGGTCAACGAAGATGGCACAGAAAACAAGCACCCACATTATCACACATACTATCAAGTGTATAGCTACTGAGTACATGAAGTGCGGTGTGAACTGAAACTCTATTACATCCATAGATACACCTCCTTTACAGTAAGAAAAGAAAAACACCCACTATCGCACCGAGTACGCCTGCTGATACGTCCAACCAATCGAACTGCTCCTTTCTGTAGTAGTAATCGACACTCTCTTTTCCTGTCATGACGAAGAATGCTGGTACCAATGCAAAAATTAAGTACGCATTAACTGCGTGTAAAGCCTTGCACGCAATCATAGAAACGACAAGACCAGCAAACATGTGCAGATACTTATCGCTACCAATGGCTGCGAGTCGTCCGAAAATCCTGTAAATACAATCTAATAAATTTTTCATATCACTATTTTATTTAATTAAACATCCATATTAGGTACTGGTGTAACAGCTGGTGGTTCGTCGCCATTCGATGGGTTGATTAGATTTCCACCGCTATCAGAAGAGAAGTTATTTCCGCCTAATTCAGAAACATACGACTTCGTAACAACCGTGTCGTAATAAACAGACCGCACAGAGTAAGACATCTTTTGAACTACAACCGCACCTCCACTTGTAGAGCCAATCTCGAACAATCCGCCATAAATAAGTTCTCCACTCTCTCCAATCTTAAGTGTGATTGGAGTTGTAGCTGCAACTATAGCCTTATCGTCGCCTGTGTGTTGCTTTCCTAACTGTAAGGTTATATTTTCGTGTGATTTATCATCCAGCGTAGCAGTCAACTTAATATCACCACCTCCATAAGTGTTCTGTTGAAAACCTTTATTGGTAATTTTCACAATGATGTTAACACCGAGATAAGCCTTACCATCACGCTTGCTAACGAAGTATCTGCTGGCATTAATCAACTTCATATCTACTCCATACTTATTCACTATACCACGATGATTAAGCATTAGCTGCGGCTGTCCGAGTTCATTCGTAAGAATGATGTTCGGGTAGCCGTCCACCTCTCCGAAGGTAATGTTCCCGAACCGGCAGCGCATCAGGATGCGGCGGGCGTCGACGGTACCGTCCTCGTTGAACATGGCGATGTCCTCGCCCTTGTTGTTGCGTATCTTCGTCCTATCGGCCGTGAGTGTTATTTCGCCGTCTTTAATCTCCATGCCTGCCTTACTCATTTGTGTATAAACGTCTTCTCCCTCTGCTGGTATCCATGCTTTCTCGGGCTGCGTGCCCTCGGTGAGCGTGATCCAATTAACGGTTACCTCGCCGTTCTTACCTTGCGGAAGTTGGTTAGGGAAAGAGTAACAGTTAAAGCAATATGTGTTATCCACTGATGCTTTGTCTTTTGGAATGCGGAACGTGACAGAGTTGGTTGTGTCAGATGTAGCTTGTATATCGCAATCTACCATAAAGCCTTTCCAGCTTTTATCGAAGATATATGTGCGCAGCATCTGACGTTTGTCCCATGCGCTACTACTTATGCGACCATTTACCGTTAACGTGTAATCCGTTTCAGGCTTTAGCTTTACAGTCAATTCTCCATCGTTTACCATAGCAAACGCACGGCTAATTGTTCTGTTCAGCTGTCCCCCCTTAATGAGATTCCTTGCCCCACTCTTCAGGCTCTCCACTTGCAGGCGAATGCCTCGTGCGTCCTGCTGAATGGTGGTAATGTCCTTTCCGTTCTGCGACACGGTCTCCCTAACATCCCCTATGACGTTCACAAACGATGCAGCTTCCATTGTGATTTGCACGGAACGGCGGTCGAGCGTCTTGTTCGCTGTGTCCCTTAGTTCGATGTTGATAAAGTCGGGCCTGTCGCCCGTCTTCGAGTAGTTCGCCATCTGATACGTTCCGCTGTTGACCCTGCCTGCCGTCATAGTGAGGAATACTCCTTGATTCGTCCATGCAATGAGGTGATAACCTTGTGCCGCTCCCGTTTCTACACTAATCTGCGCACCCTTGACGTGCTCGATGGTGTACTCAAGGTTTACACGTAGCACGTTGTCAGATGCCACGATAGCTTTCTCCGTCTGTGGCTGGAGACGATAGAACTCCGCTGCTGCTCCGTTGCTCCCGTTCGCACCCCGTGCACCTGTGTCACCCTTTGCGCCTTTCTCTCCGTCGCGTATATCGGCAATCGTAATTTGTTGCCTTGCAACAGCTCCTTTATTCATATCTATTATGTTTTAGGTAGGCGGATGAGTTTCCGCCTACGATTGGTTATTTCTTCGTTATCTCACAGACGATGGTTGTCTTTGTAGCCACCTCGGCAGCAAGAACGGTGATAGGGTTGCCAGTCTTGACGTTCGATGTTGCCCCATTCCAATTCTGTGGCTTGCCTTCCTTATCGAATTTTGTCCATGCGTAATCGAACTTGCGGCTTGCGGCTGCCGTCGCCTCGTCTTCTATCTTCGTTCCTGACTGCCATATACGTGCGCTGATGGTAGTCTGCCCAGTTCCGTTGACAATCTTGTCGCCTGTTGGGCAGTAGAGTTCAACGGTGTAAGGGTCGGTTAAGTCTTGGAACGTCACGAGGGCTTGTGCGTCGGATACCGATTGCCCATTGCCACCATTGTCGTGAGCACGCACACGGAAGGTTTGGAAGTTCAGTACGTCAGCAGGCTTCACTGTTAGCGTTGCACCATTAGCACGTCCCGATGCTACTGCCTTCCATGCTCCTGTAGCCGTGTCAAACTGCTCCCATGTGAAGGAGTTGCCTGCGTTGTCGGCGACCGAGCCACGGAAGCACTGTGCCGTGACGGTCAAGTCGCCAGTAACGGTCTTGTCGAACACGTTACCCTTAGGGCAGGTCAGCACGACAGAGAAGAGTGCGCCACTCGTCACGTTGCGTATCACAGCGAACGAGCCACCAATCTTAGATGTGATGTGGTCAGTATCTATATAGTCCGCTGTGAACGTCACGTTAAGGTCTGTCGTGAGATTACCCTTGATAACAAGTTGCTTAGCTGCGTTGACAGCATAGTTTGCGTTGTTTGTCGATGCCGTGATAGCTGTTCCATTGACCGTGTAAACGACATTCGTACAGTTCGCCAAATGCTCCGTCGCATCGCCACTCTCATACACTTTCGGAGTAATCGTGTTGTTCTGTGTAGGGTAATTCGGAGTGTACACGTTCGTATCGGGGTTGTACCCTTGTGAAAAACCCTGCGAGGCTGTGAAGTAAACCTGTACCGACTTTGCATCGTTGAGGTCTACAATAGTAATTTGATTTCTTGCTGTAATTGCCATTGCTTTTAATCTATGAAGTTAATACTTAGTTAATCGTCTAATACGCATTCAAAGACGGTGCGCTTGTCTACGTCCTCCGCCTTAATAGTGATGGCTGAGCCTACGCCCTTATGCCTGTCGTTCCATGCCTCGTCATACGTAGCGTTGCCGCTGTGTCGAATCCATGAGAAGCTGGATGGAGGAAATGTACTTGTAATATCCACGTTCTCCTTTGTCACGACAGCTGTGAGCGTTACGCTGCCTTGACGATTACGAATGAAGTTACCCCCGTCAGAATAGATGTTAAGCATAACAGGTGCTGCTCCCTGCTCACCTTCCGCACCCTGCGCCACCTGCTTAATCCACTTCGCGCTCTTGTCTGATGGAACGTCTGCAGAGGGTTCTTTTGCCACGTAAAGCCATAGCGAACCTTGATAAGAGAAGCGGTCGTAATGCCCTGCTATCGTTCCCGTCTGCCACTCGCCACGATCGCATACAATTGGCGAGCTTGTGCCCGTTCCTGCTCCCGATACTATCTTGAAGCTGTCAGAGCGAATCGTAGTGCCTCGTGGCGAAAACTCGTTGACAATATGTGTAGATAGGTTGAAGTCATTAATGCCTGCATAGTCAACCCTTTTACCCTCCGACATATAGAGAATGTAAGCGTATTGTCTGTCGGGGTCGGTCTGCGAGCCTAACTGTATGATGTCGTCCTCTGCCTGTGGAGCGTCATTTTCCGTGCTGGTATCATATCCCACGCACGCATGCTTCTTTCCGTCAATAGTCAGGTCGAGACTGCCTTTGATGTCCGACAGGTCGATGAAGTAATACAGCTTTCCGCTGACCGTCTCATCGCCCATGTTCACCACCAGCCGCCAGTAATAGCGGTTGCTCGCCTGCTTCGTTGTACGTGAGAGGAGGTTTGCTGTTTTACACATCGCTTGGTCGCCGATTCTCCAGTCGTTCGATATGCGCTTTTCTCCGTCGTCTGCCAAGAAGTAACAACGATATACGTTACCAGTCTTCTTCACAAATGCAATCATACCACCTGCGCTCGTATATCCAACGTTCCCTGTCGTAAATGCCAACCGCCTATACTCCAACTCTGAAAAGGTTGATTTCTGCCTTACATTGAGTTTATCAACCTCTGCTATTGATTTCCCATAATCGTCCTTGTAAATACCAAAGCCAGCACCATCTAATAGTCCAGCTCGGAAGTCAGCACTCCTTAGTGCATCCGCAATGACGTTTAGTAATGTAGCGTTTCCGCTGCTATCAAGACCTTTTCCTTTATCACCAACAGTGATACCCTTCAAGAATGTAATAACCTCTTGAGCGGTGTCGGGGACATTCTTTCTCAGAAAGCGTGGGTCGACATAGTTCTTTATCAGCTCTGATATCTGTGTTGAGTTTAATCCGCCACCGCTGAAATTACCCGATAGGATATTATTTACATCCTCCTTTAACTGCGAGATAGTACCCTTGACAGCTTGATTGCCAACGGTTATCTCCTGAATAATCGGGTAATCCAGCTTTGTAACCAGCCTAAGGACACGTGTCTTTAACTGATAGCCAAATCCATCGTCAAAGGTGACTTTCTGACCGATATAGAGTTTTGGGTTCTTGTTTGCGAAAGCTACCGCATTAGAGGAGAATGAGTAGTTATTGTTATCCTGCGTACGTCTTTTTATCTCCTTGATAGTTCGTGATGCTAACTCGGATTGTGCAAGCTTCGTCTCCTGCTCACCCATTACAATGTTAAACAGCACGACCATATTGCAAGTAAGGTCTGGGAGGGTATTTCCTCTTGGATAAAGTCCCTCACTCTCATTGGTAGGGATAATGGTATCTCCGCTTTGATACTTGAGTATTTCGTAATCACCCTTTAAGATGTCTACGCCACTATCTCCTTCATTTGGTTTTGGTGCTATTGGGTTGTTTATCTCGTGGTAGTGGAGTTCAAATCCTTCTTGCCCATTAGGCTGTCCGACAAGTCCCTGTGTGAGTACGTCATATTGCCCATCTACTGCGTGGGTGTTAACCTTAAATATTCCTTTAAGCGTGTACCCTTGTAACACCTGCTTTGTTCGGTCTATCTCATAGTCATACCAATAGTGAGTAATGATGTTTCCGCTTTCGTCCTTATCGTGAGTTATGTTGATAGCTGTCTTGCCAGCTATCTTAGTGACAGACGGGAACGCCAATCGCATATACCATATAGTATATGTCTTTTTGTTTCCTCTGCTGTCAAGTTCTATTGTGTTTGTCTGAGAGTTCTTGAGATAACGCACGTGCTTACGGACGTTATAAACATATAAATCTATATGCGGATAAACATCATCAAAGGAGAGTGCAAGCGTTTGCTTGATTTCCCCTGATGCTTCAAACGCTTCCTTTGTAATGACGTTCCCTTCTGTGTCTACATAGATATACCCGTCAGGGTAAACAGACTTGTCAAGTCCTAATCGTGCAAGTGTGGCAACGTTACCAGTACCCACAAGTGCCTTTGTAGACATATTCTTTGTTGAACCCTGCGGATAGAAACAGTTATAATACGGCTCTTTACTATCGCTAACAGATGCCTTCTGTATGTTTTCGTGTACCTTTAATGTCGGAACTTCCTCGCCAAGGTTAATGCTTATCTGACCGAAATACAAAGCCTTATGCTTCCACGATAAATGCCATTCACAAGCGTTATTCTTGCAGCCTTGAGCAATAGAAGATAATACGGAAAGTATATCATTCGATGATACGGAAAATGATACGGAACTATCTACATTACTGCAAAGGGTGAATGTAAACTTTTCGCTATCTGTCGTTATATTGAGTGCTTCATTGATAGCCTTACAAGCGTATTCAAGTGCATTTGTCGTTAGTCCTTCAAATGACCACTCCTGCTGCTTGATAGGGTTCTTATCCGCATCCGTGGTGTCATAGAGAAACGGCACACGTGAAAGCCACATCAAAGGGTGCTGAAATTCGGGGGTGTACTTAAACCCTTTATCGTCCTCTGTCGGTGTGTATGGACTGAGTAGTCTATATTTTAACCCGTCATCGAAAGGAATAATATACGCACCTGCTGGCAAGGTGAGTTTTATATCACTCTGCCATGACAACCTTACAAGGTCACTTCTGCCTAATTCTTGCTCGTGTTCTGCGCCTTCTGTCAGTGTCGCATCGAGTATCTTGCTGTTATGAATGTCGTATATTACCATATACGCAAAGATAACAAGAAAAGAAAGGGTATGGGAATGGTATAAAAACAGAAAAGCCACAACAAAAACGTTGTGGCAAATCTTTTATATGTGGTTAAATTACTTTGTAATTGCTTTCTGTGCTATTGGTGTCTATCTGCTCGGATAGAAGATGCATTATAACATCATTCATAGCTATGTATGCGTTATCTAATGAGTCTTCAAAGGCTTTATCATAACCTAATAGGGTTTCATGAACTTTGCCTAATGTGTTAAAGCACTCATCTAATTTCTTTTTGCAGTCGAACAGCTCTGCCGTTTCTTTGCATAGGGTTATTGTCTTAATCTCGGTCATAGTCTTAATTGTTTTGTAATCTTATAATATGTTGATTTTCAGTATGAAGCATTTTTGCGTCATGGCTATCTTTCTTTGAGAGTTCTGTTGTACTCTTTTACTCTTTTGTTAAATTCTAACTTGTTCATGCCGTTCTAAATACTTTTGGATATTGATTTTCTTGATACTTCTTTCTAAGATAGTTTATAAGACTATCATAGTTCTTGATAAACCCGTCATTAATAAGGTCAGCGACTTTCTTTTCAAGCTGATAGAGTTCTCTCTGCTTATTCTCATCACCATATTTGTTTCTTGCCATTTTCTCATGGCAACCAAATACTATCCAGTTGAGAGCCTCTGCCACCTTTTGCATTGCCTTTGGCATAAAGTCAGCAGGGACAATCTTACCGATTGCAGAGCTTAACTCTCTGTAAGCATCGCCAGCGTCATTGCGGTACTTTATCATTTCGTCATAGACAAAGCGGATAACCTTTACTTCAAATGTTGGGTTTATCCACATGGCAAACTTGATAAATAGTATTGGGTTCATCCAAACCTTATCGGGTGTTCTGCCATTTTTGCTCATTCTGCCTTTTACGTGCTTTATTAGGTCTGCCTCTGTAACTTGTTGATTTTCAGCATCACGCTTTTTTGCGTCATGGCTTTTTCTATTATTTTCGTCAATTACCAGAGCACTTATAAACTCTTTTGTAGTTGGGCTATTAAGAAATTTGTACATTTCTCTTTTCGTATGCCCATCAATAGTATTCCACTGCTTTAAAAGCTCGCTGCCGTCAAAAAATCCATCACTTGTGCGTTGTGTAACTGAAAAATTCTCAATCTTACGTATCATTTCTTGATTACTTTTCATATCTTTGTAATCGTTTTTGATTTGCCCCTTTGTCGTGCAAAGATTTCGGGGGCGTTTATAAAACAAGGGCAAAAACTAAGAAGTCTTGATGTGGTGTTTAGACCTCGAAGTTTATGCCCTTTAAATATCTTCTCTACCACCAAACACCACTAAGGCGGTTATACTTTGCAAAGATATAGCTTTCTTATCTTCTATCTCTTTTATCTTTTGTGAGTAAAACGACAACGCTTCGATTGTTGTTTTTCTGTTTTAGAAACGTCATCAACTATCTCTTTTACCCACGCAGATAATTCTTGTAAATTCTTCATTGCCCCTTTGGTTTATAGGCAAGTACCTTACCTAAGTTATACACTACTTGTTCTACCACCCATACAAGTGGCTCACCTTTCTCATCTGTACCATATTGATATATGATAGGCTCGCCCTTTTCGTTTGTGATAATCTCACAATGTGCAGACTTCACTTCAACAAGTGCTGATGCTCTATTTTTCGCATAGCCTACATAAAGTTGTAAGGCATCATACTGAATAGGGATAGCGTTGCCGTTCTCATCTTCTACTTCGTAGCCGTCTTTGTCAAGCTGAACAAGTCGCTTGATAGTCGTTGGCTTTACCTCTCTAAACTCTTGCTTTTTCGTGCCTTTGATAATCTCGTCAAAATAGCACTGCTTAATAATAAGGTTTAATGTCTTCATTGTCTTAATGTTAAAATCCAAATTGCTTTGGTGTGCCTATTCTAAGGTTATGCACACGCTTTACTCTCTTATCGCCTAACTTGTAACTATCACCACATATACAGCGACCTAAGAATTTATCCCATGTTAGGTTATTCATGCAGATAGTCTTTGTATCGCCATTATCTAACAATATGGTATCGCCACGCTTAATATCTGCTTTGTGTACTTCTTCAATGTCGCAATCAACGATAACAACATTATTAGAGTGCTTGTAACAATATGTAATATGATAGTTCTTCATTGTCTTTGCTTTTAGTAGGGTAGGCGAACCTACCCCGATGTTGATTTATGCTATTCTAACTAAGTTTGCTTTTTTGAAACAACGCCACTCGTCTTTTTCTGTATCAAAGTACACTTGACAAGTGTCTGCTGTCTTTTTCTCACCCTTTGTCGCAGGTATTCTTTCACTCATTAAAGTGCCGTAAGCCTCTCTCAGACTGCCGTCTACTTTCTGAAAGTAGAACTTAACTATTCGCTTGCTAAGGGCTGCTTTTAGCTTGATATTAACCCAAGCGCACTTTAACGCTTCTGATAATGTATAGCCATTCTTGCGAACGAACTGCCAAGCAAGATTCATTACCTCTCTCATAGTGTTCTTTAATGTAGTACTCATAATCTTATAGTTTTTAATTGTTATTACTTGCTTAATCTTTCAATATCTCTTCTAAGTCTATCAACTCTTTGCTGCTCTGTTGCTGCAAATTCTTTATTACCTACGCTCTTGTAAAAGTCAGCGTTCATAATAGCGTTTACAATTGCATCTTCGTTACCACTTTTAAGAACCTCTGTAACTGGGTCAGTCTTAACAAGTATCATTTTTGTACTCATAACTTTATAGTTTAATAGTTTTAACTTTGTTTCTTAATCACGATGCAAAGGTAAATAATATTATTTACACTGACAAATAAAATGGTAATAAATTTATTGTCATTAACATAATTTAGTAAATAGTATTGTTTACATTATATATATAATAGTTATCTTTGCAATATGAGAATAAAAGAAATATTAAAAGAAAAGGGTATAACTCTTTCGCAACTTGCTGACACTATGGGCGTAAGCCGTCAAGCATTGAGCCGCCAAGTGGCAGGAAAGCTGCTTGTAGAAAAAGCAGAAGAAATTGCCAATGCTCTTAATGTCCCTATGTGGCAGTTATTCGCCTCGTCCGAGGAGGTACAAAAGGGAAACAATAACATTGTTTGTCCCCATTGTGGGAATCCTATCAAAGTAACTATAATAAAGGAATGAAGTTTAATCAGTACACATGGGACTTGTATAAACAAACCGATGTTGGCAAGAAAACTATTAGCCTGTTTGAAAACGCTGCCCATGATATATCTATATATGAACTTGTTTCCAAATATAACCCCATGGAAGCAAAGTTTTCGGATAAAGACAGTATGGAGGATTGTTGTGAACTTCTATGGGAACTTGCAATCGAACAAATGCCATTGCCTGCCAATATAGATGAGGCACGAAACCTGTACGAGCAAATAATAGATGGTGCAATTTTGTTTGAAGACGGGGAAGTATTTATAGAAAAAGCAGACTATAAGACATATCTCATGGCTAACATGGATATATCATTTATGCTGTTTTTCAAAGAACCGGAATATTTCTTTCCTAATATGTTCCGATACCATTTCTTTGACTTTTTGAAAGTCTTAGATTATTTCGGTATAGAATTACCTGCATTCCCTAAGAAGAGTGATTACAAGGCACGATGTATGTATTATTGGGAAATCTGCGAAGTTCTATACTATTTTCGTAAGGAAAACGGACTATCTCCGTATGAACTTTGCGCTCTACTTTATGATTTTGGGCAAGGGCTGACAAAAGAGAACAAAACGGATTTGCCCAAGCCCGCAAAGGCGTGGTTTATTGGAGGGAAGATACATCCAAAGGAGGATTCTGATTTTATGTTTTGGCAAGCCAACGAGGACACGATGCGAGGTGATATTCTCGTACATTATGAAACTTCTCCTATATGCGCAATAACCTGCATGTGGATAGCGCAGACAGATGGTGTCATAGACCCATTCTTTTATTATTATGCCAACACATACATAGGAAATAGGATGAATGCTCCTCACATCTCTTTACAAGAACTAAAGACCGATACCTACTTTTCTTCTCATCCGCTTGTAAGAAAGAACTTTCAAGGGGTAAACGGATGGGAAATGAGTAATAGAGATTATCAAGAGATTTTGCGAATAATACAAAAGAAGGGTTATGACACAAATCATTTTCCAACTTTGTATGCTCCAAAGATAACTCCTATAGGAATAAAATTAGAGAAAGATGTAGAAGAAAAATTGCTTATCCCTTTGCTTCATAGCATGGGTATAACGGAGTATATGCGACAGATACCTTTGCGTGCTGGCCGTGGAGAAAGGGTATATCCAGACTTTGCTTTGGGTTGCACAAAGATTGACAATGGGTATATTGCAAAAGTCCTAATAGAAGCAAAACTATCCATGCGGAACAAAAAAGAAGTCTATTCTGCATTTCAGCAAGCCAACTCCTATGCACATTTAATGGAAGCATATATTATTATTCTGTGTGACAAGGAAACGATACTCGTTTATACAAATGAGAATGGATTTAACAGAAATAGATATAAGAAGTTCTTTTGGGGAGATATGGAAAATCCAGATATATATAACGAACTAAAACAAATAATTCTAAAATAAAAAGTAATATGGAAATTTTAATCGCTTTGATTGCCATTATATTTGGCGTACTCCAAATCATTTTATTCTTCAAGTTATGGATAATGACAGACAATGTAAGCAAACTAACAAAGCATTTCTGTCCTAATGTGCAGCATGATAAAAAGAAAACAATAGCCACTGTGGCTTCAACAGGAGATTTAGTAGAAGTAAACTTCTGCAAAAATGGGGTATACCAATGCTATAACCCTAAAAGTATGTTGACGGAAACATATAACAAAGATGAGTTAATTTTTACATAAAAAGATGATGACAAAAAGCTAACGTCGGTAATACCGACGGCAGGTCAAAGGAGGTTGGTAAACGCCCTAAATGGTTTATCTAAACGGTTTATCTAAGTAATTTACATAATTTTAAGTGGTTTTATTTGGATGTCAATATACTTTTGTGTAATTTTGCAACACTAAAGGAATTATGGCATTATTATGGGAAATCTTAAATTGAAGCAACAGAATGACGCACAAGCGAAGAATAATAGTACCTTTGTGCTGTCAGATGTGTCTAAGGGTGAGCTTCTGAAAAGGAGAATATCCGTATATCAATATCTATTGTGAATTATATACCTAATTCATACTCGTTCAGATTTCTTATGAATGAGTATCTTGACAAGAATAAGCATATTAATGAGAATGGACACATACGAAATATCCTGTATACATTCAAATCAACAAAATCGAATCTATGGTACATCGTGCTTGTAGAACAATACGAGCATGATGTTTTTGCCGTAAAATTCTATCCAAAAAAGTGGAGAAATTCTAAACTTAAATATCGATTACTTACGGGTACAAATGAGCCGAGAAAGATTATAAACACCTGTATAAATGTGATGCTAAGTGTTTATGAGAAAAACCCTAACGCCTCTTTTGGATTTGTCGGAGCTAATAGAATTAACGAAAGTTCTTCTAACGAAACGAAGAGATATAAGGTATACTCTACGATTGTAGCTACTTATTTTAGTAATGAGTTCTTTTTTCACAAAGAGAATAAAGAGAAAAGTGCATATCTGTTGATAAACAATAAAGCATTATCAAGTAATCCGACATTGGTAAAGGATATAGAAGACTTCTTCAAAAACCGATATTCGTATTTTGACTAAAATAAAGGGTAGCCGTTAAGCTACCCTCTTTTTATGTCCTATTGGTGGGGTTTGGCTCTATGAACTTTACCCCTAATTTACAAAAAGTTCTTTCTGTATTCTGTGCATAGCCGCCTGTGCTATCTTTGAATTTCAGATGATAAACCTTTGCGCTATCTTTTGGTATGGTAATATCTATGTTGCCTTTATCCAACTCTTCATAGAAAGCATCTCTCTTTGCGACAAAATCACTTTGGGAACTCCCTGTAATGGTAAATGTAAGTGTTACAGTGCGCTCATTCGTCTTAGGGACGGAGTCGCAATATTCAACCCCATTCTTTGTCCTATCATTATTGGTGATGTAGTCTTTCTTACCAGCCTTTTCTCCCAAAGCATCAAGGAACTTATCGCCCATAGTTACACCCCAAACTTGGTAAGCATCTTTACCATTAATGAATAAATCTCCTACCATAACTAACACTTTTTGAATATAATGGAACGAGATACAAATCCATTCTCGGTTACCTCACTTTCCACATAATCCGTTTTCCATTTTTCTCCTTTGAAGCGCACAACAGACCTACTACTTTGTAAGATAATTGTAGACATATAAGAAAAATCCACATCAACGCTCTCATCTCCAAAAACTAATTTCATTGTTTCCATATTCTCTTCTTTTAATTAATATTGTTTATTAAAATCTCTTCTAAAATCATTAACGCATGAAAGCATCTCTTTATTACCCATTACAATTTTTTCGGTATCTCTTGATAATGCTTTTTGCTCCATAAGGCTTTCAGCCCCATGTGTGCGCATCTCGTCAACCACTGCAAGAATTGTTCCTACTTTCCCATTGATATTTTGCAGTTCCTCTTTCGGGAATGACACTTGGATTTGCGGTGTATAACTATTGTTGATAATAGCACGATTACTATTGGCATAGTCGGGAGTAGATGAATCTATTTGAGAAATCAACGCTCTAATATCGTCTATAGTGGCGTTCATTAAAGATAGCCTTTCTTTAATTTGGTCACGTGAGATATTCCCTGCTGTGGTGAGTGCTTCGATGTTTCTTGCCTGTTCGAAGGTGATAGATGTCACTCCGTTAGCGGTTGCCGTCTGTGAGCTATCGCCCTCCTTTGTGATATCTATTCCTTTTGATGCAAGTACATCATTGACATGTGCCATAAAAGTTTTCGCAAGCGGCATAAACTTATCCATATCGTCAGATATTCCACCAGCCAATGCAGCTGCCCCATCTGCTAATTCATTCTCGCTTATCTGACCCATTGCATACTTCTTGTACAGGTCGGACAACTTTTCCTCATACTTGCTAAAGACATTCTTTAAAAGAAGCTGCTTTAGCATATCCTTAGCAATATCCGCAAAGGTCTTTGATGCCGAGTTCTTGAACTCAGAAAGAGCATCTTTGCCGTCTTTGAGCCATGCCCATACGGCATCTGTCATATCAGACACCAAAGGAGAGTACATCTTAGACACGTACTCATGGATAGACTTATTAAACTCATCGTATTTCTCTCTGAGTTCAACGAGTTTCTCCAATGTCTCCTTTGCTTCGCCTTGTAGCTTATGTCCGTAGTTCTTTAAGACCTCGTTAGCGAGTTCCTTATCAATCATGCCATCTTCTCCGAATAGGTCTTTGCCGTACTTCTCTTTTACCCATTCTTTGAGGTCAGCAGTTTTCTGACCACGCCAAAAAGACTTATGTTGTGTCTGAATGCGGAGGTTATCCTTTGCGGCTACCTGCCCATTCTTATAAGTAATAGAACTCACAGCGGAGTCAATAGCCTTACCAACGATAGCACCAGCAAGACCTGCTACTGCCACACCTGCTGCCGTGGCCACTGTTGCCGTTACTGCCGAAGTTGACAACGCACCTATAACTGCCGAACCAAGAGAACCCAATGCGGCAGCACCTGTTCCTGCGGTGAGGACACCTGCCGCTACTGCTGCCACTGCCGTCACGCCTGCCACAATAGGAACAAGAGCCTTTTTCAGTCCAGACGATTTATCTATATACTTCTCTTGTGCCTCATTGAGTTTCTTGTAATAAGACTCAGCAACTTGCCCATGTTCCTCGTAAGCATCTTGCAAACCTTTCAGACCACTGTCAGAAAACCAATTACTTTCCTCGTGGCGTGCTTTCATCACAGCAAGACGATAATCATTCACAGAGTCACGGAGTTTGTTTATCTCCGCTTGTTTCTGTGCCGCTTTCTCGTATAAGTCATCTTGGTTAGGAAGTACACTGCTTAACATCTGCATCAGCTGTATAGCAGCGCTGATAATTGCAAGGATAGCGCTTGCCGACTCAATAGATTTCATTGCACTTGAACCAGCTTTCCCAACAGCGGTGACGCCATCAGAGATAGTTTGATAATAGGTCATTACAGAGCCAAAGAGAGAGAAAATCTCTCCCGTCTGTCCTCCTATCTTACCGCCTAACTCGCCCATCTTATCGGCAACACCTTGAATAGACTTCGTAAGGGTCTTGTGTGCGTTCTCGATTTTATGGGTAGTTTGTGCGACCTGCTGACCTTTTGCAGCAACATCCGCCTCTGCATCTGCTAATTCCCAATATTCAGACACCCATTTTTTAAGGTCTTTATTGTAGCCTATGCTCTTGACAATCTTCTCTCCGCCTTTTACTCTATCTCGCCTATTCTCGGATGCTTTTAACTCGTCCTGCTGCTTGATTAACTCATCGGTGAGTTTCTTTATCATTCCGATAGGGTCACGGCTGATAAGCTCATCAATCATTCCGTTGATAGCATCGAAGTATGTCTTTACTCCTTCGGGGTTGAGTGCCTCTCCTGCTGCTTGTTTAACCTCACTGAACCTACCAATAAGGCTATTTAGTGTGTCCGTTGATGCCCCTTTGAGGTCGTCAAAAGCCGCTACATAGTTAGGGTCTTTCTTTAGCTGTTCAAAAGCAAGTGTCATCTGTTCCTTGCCGTAGTTTGCCCTCGCTTCTGTCAGCGTGCGATATAAGGCGTTAACTCTTTCTCCATCGCCACGTTTCTCAGCTTCTGAAATAGCCTTATAGATGTCAGAAACCTCTTTGGAGTACTTCTTTACAAGGTCTGTCTTCTTGTCAAAATAAGACTCATTGGCTTTGATAAGACTGTCCTCGTATGCTATCTCTGCATCTTTGATTTTAGCAATTTCCTCATCATACTTATGCCATGCTGCCTTTGTTTTTGCATCATAATTCTTGTATTCTTCCTTTGTGTATCGGTCGTTAGAGGAAGCATAAGCGTACTCGGAGCTGTTGTAGAAGTTTTTGCCCTTATTATTCGGGTTTGCCTCCCACTTTTGCTTAGCTTGCTCGATACGTTGCTGCTTGATGTCCTCAAATGCTCTGTCGATAGCCTCTTGCTCTTTCTTGCGGTTGAGTTCTATCTGTCGGAGTTTCTTCTCGTTGCCGTCTTTGAGGATGTTTATCTCTGCCTGCTCGGTTTCGTTTGCCAAATCCTCCGCTTTTCGCCTATTCTCAAGTTTCGCTTTTGTTTCAATCTCAAAGGCTTTCTCGTTGGCTTCGTTCTGTTGCTCGGCTGCTTTCTCTGCGGCTTTTGCTGCTGTTTCACGTGCTTTCTGTGCCTTTTTGGCTGCACTTTCGGCACTTTTTGCACTTTTAGCAGATGATTTATCTTCGTTTTCCAACGTGCTGCCCGATAGTTTTGAATACGCCTCGTTTGCCGCCTTATATTCTTCTTGCGCTTTAAGAAACTCGCCTTGTGTACCTTGTTTTTTTGCACGCTCTAATTTTTTACGCTTCTTTATAGCCTCATTGCGTGCATCCTTTAAGGCTTTAGTGTATTTGACATCGCTATTGCCTTTGCCATCTTTTTCGGGGTCTTTGATGCCGAGCGTAATTTCGTCACCATATTTATGGTCGATGCCATTCTCATCCATAAATTGATAGGTCCTTTTCTTTCGCTCAACAATATTATCTGCAATTCTATTGATGTCAGACATAACCTTCCAGTATCGCCCATTATTGACAGCGCCAGCAGTTGCAAATCCTGCACCTGCCCCAACACCAGCGGAAACAGACGGACTAAAATCCCCTATTTTTTGCAGCAATTTCTCGGATGTAGTCTTTATCTTTTTTCCATTCTTGAAATAGTATATAGTCTTTTTTAATGCATTCTTATCTCCGTTAGTGAAAGCATTAATATTTTCCATTAAAAACCTTGTAGTCTGAGAACCATATCCGGCACCTTTGATAGACTCATATATGTTGTGCCTACGTTTCTGATTATCATCTTCTGTTTCCTGTAGGCTCTTATCATAGAACTGCTTTAATTGGCGTGCTGCAATACTTTTGCGGATAGCCTCTGTAAGGCTGTTGTAGCTTGATGTAAGCGTTCCAGTGCGGTCAATTTCGGCTGCCAGTTTACTGTCATACTGCCCATACTGAGAAATAATAGCATCCTTTGCATCTTTCCACTCCTTAGAACCCTTTTTGGTGGTTTCAAGCACTTCACAAAGTCCGTCTAACTTTGTTATCTCCTTAGCAGTGGACTTCTCTACTTCATCATTAGCTTCATTGAGTCGCTTCTGCGCTTCCGATGCAGCTGTAGTGGTATCTGTGAAGGTGTATATAGTAGCACACAATCCGACCAAAGCAGCACCAACAGCTACATAAGGGTTCATCATCATTGCCGTATTAAGTGCCGTCTGTGCTGCCGTCTGCGCCCAAGTGGCTGCGGTGTGTAAGCCTTTTACGATAATGCTTGCACTTTCCACCGCCTTAATTCCTCCCGTAACAGCAGCATTGACTATTAATGCGGTCTTATAAACTCCATACGCAATAATCAACCCCTCTAATACCTTTCCTATTGTTTCGTAGTTCTCAACAAGGAACGTACCTGCCTTTACGGCACTCATAACAACACCCTCACCCTTAGAGCCAATCTCATTGAACATATTATCAAAGGACTCTTGGAGCATGGAAATCTGACCATTGAGCGTCTTTGCGCCCTCTGATGCCATACCATAGAACTTACCACCTGCACTTGTGGCAGAGATAAACGCATCCTGCACCATCTTTGAAGTGATAGCACCCTTTGACATCTCGTTTTTGAGTTCACCGATAGATTTACCCGTTTTGCGTGAAATCTCCTCGAGTGGGTTGAACCCAGCATTGACCATTTGCCATTTTGTTACCCTACAGGCTTTTTATCCCATAGTTCTTATAGTTTCCTATAAGTTCAGCATACATTTTCACCCTCGATTACTCGGTGGGGTGTCGGATACTCGTGGAGGGATTATATTTATTCACCCTCTATGCGTTACACTGTTCGCAAGCCTTTCGTAATCTTGCGCCTTAGCTCGGTATTGCCATGTTTACTGATATTGCCATTTGAAACCGCCCGATGTCTTGCGTTCGCCTCTGCAACATTTAGAAATACTTTCATTCTTCATATTGTTTTGTCGTGCCGCTTCGGACGCACTATTATAGAGCATTAGTATCTTATCTGTTCCAACTTCGATTTTAGCAACTTTTTTGCCGTTAGAAATGCCAATCTTCATTCTTGTTTCTTCTGAAACTTCATGCCCAATCATTTTCGCCATCCTTTTTCTTATGGTTTCTTCTGATTGCTTTTTGCCATACATAGGGTTCTTTTCTCCCATTTTTGACAATGCTATCTTTTTACAAGTAGATTTAGACATTTTATGCCCCATTAAAGCAATACTTCTTCTTTTCTTCGACTCTTCTGATTGCCTTTTACCTAAATGCGCTAATCTAAGTTTTTCCTTTTGTTCTTCGGATATGTGTTTACCTTTGTTCCAAGGAGTATTACCTTTTAAGGTCTTAGCAATTTTCCTCTTCGTTTCATTTGAAAGAAACTTATTTGTCTTGCCTAAAACATAACAGCACCACGCTTGACCTTTGGCTTTATACTCCGTTCCAAGTTTCAACTCATAATCGTATGCTTCTTCTTCATCGTCAAAGTATTTAACGATTTCGTAGTCACATTCGCATTTGCTTCTGATATTGCGAAAATGTTTATTGCGGTCTTTCATGCTTGTTACACGATTTCCGCTACCTTTTCCAACATAGAAAACTTCCTTAGAACTCTTTAAGTACCAAATATAAACGTAATATTTTTGCATCTATTATCTGTTTTATATCTTGGCACAAAGATACTAATTTTCTACAACATTTCAAAGACCGATTTCAGTAAATTTAGGGTTCACCGATTTTACCCGATAATTATAATAGGCATTCCTACCTATCACGCCACACATTTTAGCAAGTCTTGTCCCATCAACTTTCCTGCACTACTCATCTGTGAGAAAGCAAGTGCAAGGGAGTTGAATTTGCCAGTGTCACCCATAGACACGTCGCCAATAGCCTTTAAGTAGTCAATAGATTTCTCCGCTTCGATACCAAAGGAGGTCATCATCTGTACCGCACCGACCATATCCTTTGTGTTCAGCGGAGAAGCAAGGGCATATTCTTTTATCTGTCCCATGATATTATTGAGCCTTTCTTCACTACCGCCTAACAATACTTTAAGGGATGTTTCCATGCTCTCGAACTCTGCACGGACGGATATAACCCTACTTGCAAGTTCTTTCAGCCCCATGCCGCCAAGAATCATGCCGCTCATCTGTTTGAGTTTACCAGTTAGCATATTCATGGTTTCTGCCGTTCCGCCACCTTCCTGCCTTAATGATGCGTACTCGTCACGGAGTTTCTTTACTGATAGCCTTGCCGTTGCCTGCTCTTGTGTCAACGAGAAAAGTGCTGCTCGCTGTTCATCAAGTACCGACTTGGCACCTCTCACCTGCGAAAGAAGTCCATCTGCGTTGTCACTATTATTTCTCTTTGCATCTCGATAAGCCTCTGACAGCCTACGCACGTCCTCTTGCGCTGCACGCACAGCAGCCTTCTGAGCAATAATCTTCTCTGTAAAGTCATTGACACCCTGCGATGCTGCAAATATCTTCTGCTTGAAGTCTGTTTCCATTGCAGCAGATGCTTTGGCAATCTTACCAGTGACATTCCCTAATTCCTTAGAAGTCTGTTGTAATTTACTATTCAGCTTATTAAAGGATGTAGGGTCTTGAATAGCATCTACACCTTTAATCTCCTGCTTTAACTTCGTTATCTCATCTCGTAACCGCTGAACCTTTTCATAGTCCGCTTGTACACGGAATTTCAATTCTGCCATATCTACTTTCTTCTCCTTTTTGCGAGTTCCTTACCACTGATTTTCTTCACCACATCACCGAAAGCCTCGTGTTGCTTATCTTTCTGCATGATAATGAGATTGCGATAAGGAATTTGATTAACTACTTCGTCATACGTCAGATGCAAGCTATCCATGAATGACGCTATTTGTCCCAAAAGGGTCTTATTCCCGACTACTTCGGTGTTGCTGCCAGCAGGCTTGCGTTCTTCGTCAAACTGACAGCTTTCAAGAAAGGGGCTATGCCGATAAGGTCAAAACCTGCTGCAAGCGCATCTACGACCTCCTCAAGAGTTCCATTGCATAATTCCTTAGTCTTGGATAAATCGCCCACCATAAGCCACGAGAGAGCCTTTGCGTATGCTTCACTATCCTTTGCAGACAGGAGCATCTCTTTTATCGAACTACCCTCTGATAGATTTATGTCACTGATACACGATATAGCACCTGCCAACCGCTTAATCGTTGGAGGCTGAATAGCGTATGCTTGATTATTCACATATACAATCGCATAGTCATTGCCTAAGATTGCATCTGATACTAATTTACTTGCTTTACTCATAATAGAAAATAAAAAAAGGGTGGAGGTGGTCTTTTCGCCACGTTCCACCCCAATGTTATCCTGAAACTTTACCCTATGCCAAAGCCTTAACCTCTGACTCGTCAAAGTTATACTCTGGTGACACACCATCAACAATAGGAGTCTGAACAAGACCCTTGACTGCAATAGCGATAGCCTTGTCGGTGTTCGCCTCACGTGCTACAATCTGACAGTTAGGGAAGATGAACCATACATCGTCCTCAGTCAGACAGAACAGAGCCTTTTTGATGACAACCTTATCAGTAGCTCGCTTCCAACCAACGATGTCATCCTTGTCAGTGCCTGCACCTCCCTTCTTGATGACTTCACCACCCATAAGAGCAGCTTTGGCAGCATAGTCATACTGACCGATTGAGAACTGAGGGGTAATCTCTCCTTGAGTGGTGTCATAGCGGTACGCTTGACCCGTGAGTTGGTTCTTGTATGGAGTAACAGAAGCCTCGCTCTCCTCAATGTTCCATGTTTCACCATGCACGTTCATCACCTCATTCTTAGTTGCCTTAGCAGCCTTGATGATTGTACTTGCACTTGCTGCGGTAAGGTCATTCTTGATTACGGAAATGTCAGCAAAAAAAATCTTCTTAATGCCGACAGCTGAAATTTTTCCCATATTTACTTTACGTTTAATGCGTTAAACAATATTCTACAGTTAATAAAATGGCACTTCAAAGCAGTGTCCGCTTCAATGTGGATAGTATCTATCTCATAGTTGTACCTTGTTCCGTCAAACTCGCCCGTTACACTTTTAAAGAGTTCTTTTGCCTTTCGCTCCAATTCCTTTAATCGGAGTGTGTTAGCAATGTCCACCCCCAAATCGGGAACGCACAGATTAACTTCACAAAAACACTTCTCCCAATACTTGCTCGGGGTCTGTCCTTTTACGTGGATAGTAATGCGTTCTCCTTTCAGATCGCCTGTAATGGTTTTGCCGAAAGGAACTATCTCTATCCCAAACGCCTTGCAATCTCGGTAGAGAATATCTGCTATGTCGGTAGTTACTATCATTCAAACATTTCTTTTAGTTTCTTCTCTGCTCTCAATGCAGGGTCACTCAGTACAACAAATCCCTTTGCCTCGACATAGGAAGCGTAATCAGCGGTGTTCTCTAATGTTAGTCCGTCATCATCTACATCGAATGTATTGGATGTTCTCAAAGTAAGCGTGTGGTCTTGGTATGTTCCGCTTTCCTCTGCGTCCTTAACGGCAGCATCGCCAACGTCTATCATGCCTTTCTGAACCTCCCACTCTACATCATCAAAGAACTGGTCTACATCTGAGAAATCACTATCTATAACCATAATTCAGAGTTATTGAAATAGTTAGCATTCTTTACAATGTAAACCTTACCTTCTCCTCGTACGCTTTCTCCCTCAAGACATCTTACCTCTGTACCTGCTTTAATATCGACATTCATATCACATACTACGTGGAAATTAGGTCTGAACACATCACCATTAGGAGAGTTAAACTCTTTTGTGGTGTTGTCATCACAACGGCACTTACAGAGTGTTACCCACTCTTCACCTCCCGTGTTAGGGATTGGGTGTCCGTATTCGTCCTCTTGGAGTGGTGTTACCCTTTTAACCTGCAATATGTGGGGTGCAAATATCATAAGATACGTATCTTCGGTTTATTATCGTTGAGTTCGTCCTTCAATCCGTACTTCTTACAAAGGAGAGAATAATAGTCCTTTACGCCTTGAGTGTTCCACGACATAGAGAAACCACTCTCATTGATAGAAGTAGGACGAAGTAAAAGGGATGGAATAAATCGGGCAATAGCAACAGAGATATTATCAATTACATCTGCGTCTACATCGTCCTCTATATTCACACGTGCATTGAGAGACATATCCAACAAGTCAGCCTCCGACACTTGTATGCCGAAGGACTGAAACTTGCTTGATATGTAGTCCCTTACGTTCATTTTGTCAACTTAGTAAGGTCAAGTGTGGTAATGAGAGTTGGGTCTGCAATCTGTGGAATCCACTCAGCGGTGTACTCTAAGTAACGTCCGTTGTGGTCACGATTAGCAGCCACAAGCATATCACCATCACCAGTAGGAGTATAGGTCATGCCTGGCACTGGGTCGGTCTGCTCATACGGCGTGTGGTAGCGCATATAGCCAACCTTATCCTGTGGGAGGAGTGTGATATGACCATCTGCATAAACCTGTACGTTCTTGCCGTTCTGCTCCTTCACGTAGTCATCCTTGATTTCGATAGCAGGGAGACCAATACCCGTGAAGAGGTCAGAAGCAAGAGCAGACGTTACAAGACCCGTAGAAAGATACATCTGATTAGAGCCAAGCTGCATCTTGAACATCTCACCGAACTCAGAAGAACCGATGATGTGCTTCATGAATGTGCCACGGCTCATAATCATCTTTGAGTACTTACCGAAGTCAGGAGCAAGCTCGTTAAGTTTGTTCATGAGGTAAGTTACCATCTTCTTCTTTGCGCCGTCTATAACGTCACTATCCTGCAACTCGATAGCGTTCATAGGAAGTTCGATGTTGAGGAACTCGGTAGCGTTCTGTTCTGACTGCGCTTTGTCCTTATTACGGACAGAAGCCTTACCCGTCATAAGGAGGTCGCCAACAACCAAATCCATACGCTTGTGAGCAGCAAGCATCACCTGACGATAATCATCGTAAATAAAGCTAATGATGTCGTTAAGTGCTGACACTTGTCCAGCAGCGTTCGCCTCGTTGTACTTATCAAGCAAGTCCTGCAACTCTGATAGGCGGTCTACACTCATCTGATAGCGGTCACCAAGATAAGCAATCTCACCAACTCCGCTGCCCATATTGGCACGTTCACGGATTGGCTTTTCGCCAAATTGCGAGTTGACAGAACCTGCCATCACACCACGAACAGAACCGATATAGTCCTTGAATACTCGTGTAGTGGTCTTACGCCAGTCGAGGAACTCCTGCCAATAGATAGCGTCCTTACGAGTTTGAAGGACACGATTGATAACTGCACCTACAATAGCAGGCTCGTTAAATAATGATTGAATAGTCAATATCATAATTCTGTGCCCTTTCTTTTACTCGTTAAACTGGAAGTGAGGGAGGTTAGCCTTGTCCTTTGCGGAGAAAGGAGTTACCAACTTCTCTGGTTCAATCTCAAATGCACGCTGCAAGAGTGCCACGCTATTAATACCCTCGACAACCTTATGCGTTTCATAAAGTGCGGAGTTAGCGACGTTCTTAGGGGTAGTGCCATCTGCTGCCTTAGCCTCAAACAACACATCACCAGTCTTCAATGCACCCATAGCTGCACTGAGTGTGAGTTCGTCATATTCAGCCTTTGACTTGTCAATGGCGTTAACTGTTGCGCCCTTAGTGCCATTGCCGAGGATAGTTCCCATAACCACGTATGAACCCTTAGCAATCTTTACCTTGGTGTCAGTTGCACCAACATTCTCCTTTACGAGAACATTTACCACAATCTTTGCGGTCTTTGCCTTGAGGTCGGCTGCAATAGGAGTGAATGATGGAACATAGCTGCCTATCGTCAATCCTGCGACATCAAGGACGTAATTGCCACGACGACGAAGACCAGTAGAGACATCGTAACGCTCTTCTTGTTCCTCCTTTGGTGGCAAATTGTACTTAAATCCTGCCATAACTTACTTTTTGTTTTGTTCTACAATCTCTTGTGTCCCCTTGTTGATTTGTTCAGCAATGGAACTAATCTCGCTTTTGTGTTCGTTGTTTCCCTCTTCGGGAGACTTTGCGAACTGGAATCCACCATTCTGCATTTCCTGCTTCACATCGGTGAAGTACTGATTAAGGTCTACATCATCAGCGATTTGCTTTCCTTTATAGACATATTCAGGGATACCGAATGACTTTGCCACTGCTGCAATCTGTTGGTTGCGTTCGTCCGCCTTTGTCTTTGCGTCCATTGCAGCTAACTTCTCGCTCAATGTCTTGTTAGAATCAATAAGACTTTGCGCCCACGCTGGCACTTGCTCCGTTGTTTGTGGAGTTGGTGTTGGTAGTGGGTCTTGTGGCTTTGGTTCATCGATTGGCTTTCCGTCCTTGATGTTGTGCTTCTTCTCGTAGTTGGAAACTGCGGTCTTCTGCGCACCATCAGCCCGATAGTCGCCATAGCTTGTTAGAACGTCTTGAAAGGAGATACCCTCAACGATAGAGTTTACCTTGCTCTCGTCCGTTACTCCTTCAGCTTTCTTGCTTGCAATACGCTGAAGGGTGGCATCCTCAACCCCTTGGAATTTGGTTTTAAGTCCTGCCAAAATTTGTTCGTAAATGTTCATACTTTATAAAGTGTTAACTTGAATAAATCTTTTCAAATTTACACATTATAAAAGGGGAATTTGCGTTTTTCAGAGGCTTAGAAATGACAATAATACGGTTGTAAGAAAAAGCCGCCTATACTCACGTACGGGCGGCTGAAATAATGCATAAACAGTTATATAATGAAGCTATTCTTGCGTTTGCGATGTTGGTTGATTTTCCTTTTTCTCTTCTTTGATTTGTTGTAATTCGTCTTGCAACTCACCATAGTTTGAGCAGAAACTTACTCCGTGTTCCATTGACCATACACCACCACTGACGGCAGCAGCAGCCGTATCGACCTTATCTCTTTCGCTATCAATCATGAAAGGAACAATCTCTGTTTCGATACTTATCGTCTTACTTGCGGCTTCGAGTGATGTGTTCAGCGTACCAATAGCAGATGTGAGGAAATTAACTCTTCGTTGGAAAAACTCTCCCAATTCCTCTGCGTGGTTCTGCACTGCCATGTGAGCAGCCATGAAGACATAACGGAATGCCGTACCGCTAAGTGCATTGCCCGTGCCTTTGAGTTGGTCGAATGATATACGAGGGGTATTTGTCAGTCCGTAAATTTGATTAAAGTAGGTTTCAATCTCCACCTTGATAGGGTCTGATGATTGATTCCATGTGAGGTATTGCGCATTTGCGCCATCTCCCGTTAGTTGCATCATTCTGTTACGTGCATCACCGCTCAAATTGTCGGGCTGCAACTCTCCAAAGAGCATAAGGAGTGGGAAGAAATGATTATCAATACAATCAGCATAGCCACTCAAACACTTCTCTAATCGGATACGTAACTGCTTAACCTTAGCGCATAACGGCTCGGGACGAAAAGCGTACATAACGGGGAGTTTCTGAAACTGATGTGCAAATGTACGTTCTACATTCTCCGACCATATCTTGTCAAGTTCCCACTGATACACCTTATCTTCGGTAATAGTCATAAATGCGGTGTGTTCGTTGCCGTCTAAGTCTTTCTTCTTGTACTCACGGGAGAAAGCTATCATATTGCCGTTATCATCAAAGAAAGGATACAATATATCCCCATGGAAAGGCGACCATATTTGCGACCTTAACTGATATTCGGGTACTTTATTTCCAAAGAGGGACGCAATTCTGCGCTTTAATTGTGCCCAAAAGCCATCATCCTTGACAACGTACCAGTACTCCGCTACTTCCTGCTCTGATAGCCACGAACGGACTAACTTGCGGTTTTGGAACTTCAGTTTATTCTTCTTGAATACCTGCTTGATGGTTTCAAAAACATTCTTTTCCCCGTCATCTTCAGGATTGCAGTCAAGCGTGGGTTCTGTGCCTACGCAAAATGCAGTATGGATATTTACAATGTCCTGCTCAATAGGAAGTGCAATGCGGTTCGGCTCTTTCATCTCATATTCTGCAGGGATTATCGTTTTTTTCTCGCCGTCAAAATCCTCTCTCTCCATCTTTACAAGGACTTTAATCTTCTTGTAAAGGTTGGGGTTCATGATGTCGTGTTTCGCCATATCCCAATCAGCAAGGTTTGATGATGTGTCGGGGAGAGGATTGCGCCTGCCCTTCTTGAGGTAGCTAATCTTCTTATCAATGTCCTCAAGTGCGAGGATTTCTTGTAATGTCTTCGGTGTTGCCATAATTATAACTGTTTTACAGTATCAATATCAACCTCTACAAATCCATATCCAAAATCAATATCCTCTATATCTCCAAATGTCTCTTGGTAGATATAGGCTGTACCATTGATGAGCAACAAGGAGCCATAGATAATATCTCCGTTGTCTTTTCTCTTACCTTGAAATTTATAATTCATATTGTTATCCTGTTTATCGGGCGAAAGCTGCTGCCATATCGCCCTTTGGTTTCAAAATCTTTCCTAACAATTGCCCAAGGACATAATAGCGGACCGCATCTATGCCGTGGTTATACTTGTCTATTGGTTGGTTGATATAATTGCCGTCCTTATCAGTGTCCCATACGTACTTTCTGAACTCTGTACGGAGGTTATACGACCGCTCTGTAACAAAGATATGGTCAAAGGATAGCATCTTGTCTATTCCTGCAATGATAGAGTTACCACTCTTATCTACGGGGTAAATCTTTATACCTGCGTTATGTATCTCTTGTATCAGTCGGGGGTCTGCACTTTCGGAGAACACTTTTAAGCTGCCAAAGCGTTTGAGTTCCTTTACAATGTCAGATGACAACATACCCGTTCGATAGAAGAGTTCATCAAGATACAAGTCATTATCAATGATACCGCAAAGTATTCCTGCGCTCGGATCGTGGGTAAAGCCAAAGTCATCACCGATAGCAACCTTCTTGCACCACTTCGGGAAGTCCTTAACAATGCCGATATGCTTAAACACTGCACCTTCTGCAACGTCTGCCCATCTGCCCATGACGGTATGAGCGTATTTCTCGGGGTTGTTAGCTTTCATATCCTCAACCTCCTTAATAAACTCATGAGAGAGGTTCTCTGCATTATCTAAGTAGGTAGTATGGATATGCAATACATTCGGGTGGGTGCTAATCTGAACGGGTACGCCATCATACATCACCTCCTTATGTGTTTTCTCTATAAATCTTTTATAAACCCAATGGTTATTGTCCGTAGGGTTCATAACGATAATAATTCTGTTCTGTATTCCTTTCTGACGGATAGAGAGCATGATTGTTTCAAACTCTCTCTCTGATACCCACTCCTCTGCCTCGTCTACTACAAAGGTTGTAACGCCGTGAATAGATTTCAGTTTTGCCGTTTGGTTTCCGCTTGATGTCTTGATACCTCTAAACATCACTGCACCACCACTACGGAGGTTCTTTACATCCGTCTTTGTGTGTGTGTACCATTTCGAGTTCCCATCAAGTTCTACCTTCTCCATAAACTCGGGGATAACAGACATAGAGGCCGATACCATTGTATAACGGGTATAGAGTATCTGATGGACTATCCGCTTTGCAGGAGTTGGGTGTTTTACCTCAAACAATAAACGCTCAATGAAAGTGGAAACATTGAAAGACTTTCCACTTCCTCTACCACCTGTAACAAGAATGATGAATTTATCCTTGTTATGGTATAACGGAGCATATATCTGCTGAGGGGTTATTCTATTCATTCGTGTTATCAGTCATCCACTTATCAATGTCGATACCATTCTCGGAGTAGAGCGCATCTTCATCGTCTTGTTTCTTCTCCATCTTGCGCCATGTTGGGTCGTGGTGGTAGAGTAGGGTAGCGATAGCCTGCATATTAGGAGGCAGTTCCATTTCGGATTCTTGCACCACTGCTTTATCCGTCAGAGTTACCCATCCTGTGCCACCACAATAGGGGCATTTCTTATCTGCCCCCATACACTCGCACTTATCTTGTACGAACTTAACTATCCTTGATTTAGTCTTCTTTCCACCTATCGCACCCTTGATGTATGTACCACGAAGCAAAGCTATAATTCTTGTCCGTCCATGCGCTAAGACCCTATGAATTTCATCCCCCCTGCGCTTATTTTCTTCCTCATCCCAACATTGATAGTTACCGTTCTTCATAGAGCCAAACACATCTGCGGATAGGTTGAGTTCATTCGCAATCTCCCCATCCGTGTATCCATTCATTGCAAGACCTTCTATGCGCTTGTAGAAATCTTCACTATCGTAGTCATGTTTTGGTTTTGCCATATCTTTTAACGATTATAATTTGCTTTTATCGAATATTCTCTTTACATTTGCAATATAGATTGATGGTCGCATCGGTAGCGAGGCACCCGAAAGGCTGCATATTGCAAGGTTCAACTCCTTCGCCAATCTACTTAGGGGCTTAATTGCCCCTATTTTATTTTTGTATATTGTGGTGCGTTCATTTTGTTTTTATCTACTACTCCAATAGAAACGACTTGATTGTAATATCGTTTACCTATCTTCTGATTAGGTTCTATCACAACTTTCAATACTTTACCTTTAGAATATTTCACACTTGATACATAGATTAGGCGGCTTCTGTTTCTGTCTATATAGACATTTTTCGGTTTCTTTACCGCTGATTCAACCATTCTAAATCTATGTGTATTTACCGTTGCCCCTTTCTGTTTCTTTGGGTGATTACGATATTTCAATATGGTTTTATCTGTAATGGCAGCGAGTTCAGACTTTACGATAATTCCTTTTTTGAATAAATCATTCAGATACGCCTTGTTGGTTTTTCCGAAAATATACACAGACTTCCTTACTCTTCCGCTTGCAAGAACTTTATCTGCAAATCCTTGTAGGTCTCTTGTGTATCTCCGCTTGCTACCGTTTAAACCATATATCAATATACCTTCACCCATTATTCAGTTAAAAGTGTTTCTATCTTTTCAGAGAATACTTCACCTTTGAGGAACTTCTCATCGGGGTTAAACCCGAACTTCTCACAAAACTCTACTTTTGCATCCCAATTGTCGAATGATAGCATAAGATGAGCATCCATGTTTGCAGCTGCCTTTGTAGCGGCTTGTTTCACTTCTTCTTTTACTTGCTTCATGTGAGCGACCTTTTCGGCTCTCTCGGCTTGACGTTGTGCTACTTCTGCTTGATGTTCCTCTCTGACGGGTTCCATAAGTGTATCGAGTTCATCAGCGATAGTGTTTTCTTCTTCTGTCTGAAAATGAAAGTCCACACCGATAATGTCGAGGTCTTGCTCGGTTAGTCCTGCATCTCTGTAGTCAATGTCGGGGATAAGTTCACGAAGTGTGTCATAGTCCCACTCGCCTTGTGCTGATGGGTTGTTGAGTAAGATAAGCAGCTCTTTCTCTTCTTTCTCCTCAACGTCTATCAAGTCCACTCGGATAGGATAGTTATTATCCTTTGTTTGAGGATTGTACTTTTGGAGTTCGTCCATGACCGAAAGCCGTTGATGTCCGCTTACAAGTGTATATCCTGTCCGCTTGTTCACCACGATGCCTCCGACCATACCGAACTTCTTTATACCACGTTTGAGAGCCTTGCGGTTCTCTTCGGGAATTGTACGAGGGTTCTGCTCGTGAAGTTTTATTTGAGAGCGTAGGAGTTCCACGCTCTCTGATGTGAAGTATTTGTTATCCATCTGACTTGTCTCTTTTACTTGTTATGATGCTACTGTGCCTTTGGCTTTACTCGCCATTTTAATTTTCATTAGAGCATTTGTAGCTCTTGCATATCTGTTTGCTATCACACCATTGGGACCTCCCATGTTTGATAAGCTACCTAACCCTATACTCGGATTAGGTGTACGAGCTGCGAGAGCTGTTTTTATTCTGCTATACTGGGCTTCTGCCATAGCTAACGTTTTCTTTTTTGCCATAATTATTCTTTGTTACCCTGTTTATAATTCTGTTCAAATAAAATTCTCTCACTCATTGGAAACACTGCATATATCTTCTCTAAGTCCTGCGGATAGTGCTTTTCAAGCCAAGTAAATGTTTCCTTGCTGAACCCGACACCACCGCCTGCCTTGCTGGAATATCTTACTGGCTGCGGTAGTCGCTTTTGCTTCATATAGGCTAAGACATCTTTCTGTGTCCATGATGCAAGCGGATATACTAATCCTTTGTTCTCATACCCATTATCTTCATAGCCTTTGAGCATTAAATTTCGGTTCATTCCGTCCGCTTTCTTCATGCCTAAGAACGTATAGTAAATACCCGTCTTTAACCTCACTGCCTTAATCACGTCAGCGAGTTTCAGCAGCTTAACTTTAGGATTAGGTACACAATACAGACCGCCACGAAGAATATACGTTAAATTCCAATGAGGAACTTGCATGAACTCTACCTTTGGATATTTCTTCTTTACCCACCTTATCCAGCCGTTGATGTGGTCTAAATCCTTGACAAAGTACATAAATACACATACAACTCTTTCAAAGCGTGGATAAACTAAATCCAAAGTAACGAGCGAATCCTTGCCAAGTGAACACATAACAATGCAAGATGACTGCTTTTCAGCCACCCTGCATATTACATTATGTGCCTCTTGTAACTTGTTCATTATCCTACGCTCATTCCAAAGCCCTTACGGAGCTGCCTATATACTGTCTTATGACTGCCCAATTTATTACCAGCTACCAACTGATGACGTCCACTATTGCCCAGATAAGAACCTGTTGCACCTGCGATACGACCTTTCAGTGTTTGTGCATTTCTTCTTGCCATAATCTTTCATTTTGATTATTAGACTTTCTTCGACTTGTCCCTTATGTTGTGTGAAAGTACCTTACCCAAGTCAAACACTACTTGCTCAGCGACCCATACAAGCGGGTTGCCGTCTTTGTCCCTGCCGTGTTCATAGGTGATAGGCTCGTTATTCTCATCTACGAATATCTCGCAATGAGCACCAACGACCTCAACAAGTGCGTTGTCCCTGTCTTTGTTGTAACCAACATAGAACTGAATAGCATCGTACTTGATAGGCTGCGAGTTACCGTCAGCATCTTCGATTTCAAACCCTTCTTCATCAAGCTGTAATAGCTTCTTGATAGTTGTTGGACGAACCTCTCTGAACTCTTGCACCTTGCGACCTGCAAGGATAGCATCGAAATACTTCTGTTTGATAATAAGATTTAATACTTTCATACGACTTTTCTCTTTTTTAATGTATCACAAAGATACGATTTAACATTATTATATTTAGAAAAATCCGCCCTGTATAACCTACAATGGGCGGATTGTTGTTTATATTCATGCAGCCTTGTTTTCACGCACAAGATTTGATACAATGGTGAAAATTTTATCTATAAAATGGTTTCTAACTGCAATATCCAACTTTGTTTCTTTATTGTGGAGTTTCTTGTAACTCTTAATTGATATATGATAGAGATAGTATAATTGACTATATACCTTATGCCAAACGTCTTTGAAATCGGTATTTGTTGCAATAGCGTACTCTCTTACAAGCTGATTTACCCTTGCTTTCATGCTCATTTCGGGCAAACGCTCATCTGATAATTTGGCTTCAAGAAGTTTCTCGCCGTTTTCTTTGCGCTCTCTGTCCATGTTGTCAAGCCTCTGCTCTACTGCACTCATTCTACGCTCTTGCTCTACCATAAGCTGTGCCTGCTGTAAAAGGTACTCTGCACCCGATAACTTCTTTTGGCTATCTTTAAGGGCAGATTCCATTTTATTGAAAGCTGCAATGTAGTCAAGTTTGAATCTCATTGCCCTTTTGCCTGTGAAACCCATAGCCAACAAAGTAAATCCGTCTCGATTCATAACATATCGCTTTGCTCTCTTAAATCCGCCATTTGGTTGTGGCACATCTTCAAAGTATAGCTCAAACATGGTTTGGGGTGCATCCAAATTTGGATTACATTGATTATCAACATCTTGCACCTTTTCTAAGAGATTATCAATATCTCTTACAACATGCTCATGTGTTTTACCGAACTTTTCAGCAACCAACAAACTATTTGTCAGTGCTTGGCTGTTCTCGCCTTTGAAAACTAATTCGTTTATCATACTATGTTGAAATTGATTATATTCATAGAATAAGGGCAAAGGTGAAGACCGCCGATTGTCGCAGTTTGCGGTCTAAACCAATGCCCTTTAAATATCTTCTCTGTTACTAACTGCGACGAAAGTAACTTTTTACTTTGCAAAGATATTGCTTTCTGATTAGTTCACACTTTTATCTTTTGTGAGTTAAACAACAATCAGTCGGTTGTCATTAAATTACCTTATATTGGCTTTCTGTGCTTGTTGTATCAATGCTCTCTGTCATAATTCGCATGATAGCTTTATTTATAGTGGCGTATGCGCACCCGACCTTGTCTTCAAAGTCTCTGTCAAAGCCAAATAGGTTATCTTGTACTTTGCTTAACTTAGCGAAACACTCATCTAAATTCTTCTTACAGTTTAATAACTCTGCTGTATTATTGCTTAATGCTATTGTAGTCATAGTTCTATTTCTTTTTATTGTCTGATTTCTTGTTTATTTTCTCTGTTTTAATAGCGTTGTTTACTATGTTATTTACCCACGCTGCTGTTTCTTTCAATTTGTCCATGTTATATTTATTTGTTACCTTTGTAGCGATTATAGAGGTATGTTGTTACCTCGTAGTTTAATAGTTTATAAAGTGGGCGGTACGCGAGTATAGCCCACCTTTTATTTATGCTATTCTGATAAGGTTTACTATCTTAAAGCAGCGAAAAGCAGCTTTTTCTTGGTCATAGTACACTTGTACGCTGTCATTCTTCTTGCGATTGTCGCCTGATGTAGCAGGTATCAAGTCCTCTCTAAGCGTACCCCAAGCACATCTAATCTCACCTGAAAGTTTCTCAAAGTAGAATTTAACTACACCTTTCTTCATTGCTTTGCGTAACTTGAAGAGCGTCCAAACTTTCTTCATTGCTTCTGATAGACTGATGCCGTAGGTCTTAACCAACTGCCAACTCTTCTTCATTAACTCGCTTAACTCATTCTTTAACGTTGTACTCATAATCTTATAGTTTTTAATTGTTATTACTTGCTTAATCTTTCAATATCTCTTTTAAGTCTATCAACTCTTTGCTGTTCTGTTGCTGCAAATTCTTTATTACCTACGCTCTTGTAAAAGTCAGCGTTCATAATAGCGTTTTCAAGTGCTTTGTGCTTTATAACCAA